CACGGCCTGATAAGGATCAGTACCGTGGATCTCAAAAAACTGCAAGAACAGCGGCAAGAGCTTGCCGTAAAGATTCGAGCGCTCGCCGACCGCCAGGATGAATGGGCGGACGAGGACCGGGCAAGCTGGAGTGCGATCAACGAAGAGTACGATGCGACGGTCGAACAGATCGACGAACTGCGGGCAACTGCGGAAGTCGAAGCGCGTGCGGCACTCGTGGCCGAGCAGGATGAGAAACTGCAACACGAGCGTTCGACCACCGTCGGCGAATCGCGTGCTGCTCGAAACGGGCAGGTAACCGAAGAGCATCGCGTACTGGCGCTTCAAGCGTGGATGCGGTACCAAAACGGTCTGGACCTGGAAGACCGACACCAAGAGGCTGTCCAGTTGTGCCAGGTCAATTTCCAGCGTGGCCAGTTGTGTATGTCTCGCAACGGCTATTCCGCGCCTCACGGTCTGCGGTGTTGGCAGCGTGGACGACGCCCTCTCTTGCGTGACTGGCAAGAACGGGCTATGAGCACGACTGCATCCGCCGGCGGTTACACCATTCCAGAGGGGTTCTCTAACGCCCTTGAGGAATCACTGTTGGCTTTTGGCGGTCCTCGCCAGGTCTGTCAGATCCTCACCACGGCATCGGGCAATGACCTGCCGTGGCCGACGATGGACGACACCAGCAATTCCGGTGAACTTCTGGCGGAAAATGGATCGATCGGATCGAGCACGGATCCCAGTTACGGGGTAGTGACGTTCAACGCCTACAAGTACAGCTCGAAACCGATCCTCGTGTCGGCCGAGTTGTTGCAGGACTCGGCGTTTAACTTAGCTCAGGTGATCGGAAATGCGTTGGGAACGCGAATTGGCCGCATCACTTCGCAGCACTTCACGACCGGAACTGGCTCGTCTCAGCCCAACGGATTGACGACCTCGGCTGGTGCGGGCAAGACCACGGCGTCCGGAACCGCCATAACTGCGGACGAACTGATCGATCTGCAGGACGCTCTGGATCCGGCGTACGAGTCGTTTCCGTCTGTCGGTTGGATGCTAAAGAAGAGCACCCTCACTGCCATTCGGAAGCTGAAAGACTCAAACAACCAGTATATCTGGCAGCCTGGTCTTCGAGCCGCGGAACCGGACGAGTTGCTCGGTGCTCCGTACACGCTCAACCAGGATATGCCAGCGATCGCCGTGAATAACATCACGGTATTGTATGGCGCGTTTGAGAAATACGTGATCCGCGATGTCGCATCGTTGCGGCTGTATCGACTTGAGGAGCGGTACCGCGACAACGACCAGACCGGGTTCATCGCTTTTAGCCGGCACGATGGCGATCTGCTGGACGCTGGAACCAACCCAATCGTGAAGATGACGCAAGCGGCGGTCTAAGTGTTGCACGTTAGCTAATTTGGAAATGTGAGCCGGCACGGACAGCTTTGGAGGAATGATGAAAGTCAAACTGCAAGTTAGTCGTGCTGGCATTGGGTTTTCCCAGAATGCTGGTGACGTAGTCTCCGTCGACGCCGCCGAGGCCGGCCGTTTAATCGCGGCCGGCCAGGCGGTGGCCGTCGACGGTGTTGAATCAGCGGCAGTCGACCTGGCTTCAGAACGTGCCGTAAAGTCGACTCCAAAGCCTCGCAGGCGAAGGGCCGTCAAGAATGTCAAGCAGCGTGACGACAGCCAGGACGGTTGACGCGACGGTCGAACCGGTGACGCTGCAGGACGCGAAGCAGCACCTCCAGGTTACGACCAACGACGACGACCAGTACATCAGCGACCTGATATCTGTCGCTCGTCGCCAGGTCGAAGCCGAAACGGACCGTGCGTTAATCACGCAGACCTGGCAGCAAACTCGCGACGCCTGGCCGGTAGGTAGCACGCCGATCGAACTATGGCCGTGTCCGGTCGCCTCCGTGTCGCAAATCACTTATGTCGACGGCGATGGAGCCACGCAGACGTTGGCTACCAGCGTCTATGAGCTAGACGCGAACGAGGAACCCGGACAAATCCGGTTGAAATACGACCAGTCGTGGCCGGCACTTCGCGGCGACGATCGCGGAATTACGATCACCTACGTGTCCGGCTACGGTGCGGCGCCCGCGAACGTCGAGCCCCTGGCACGTCACGCGGTGTTGTACTTGCTTGCATGGATGTACGAGATGCGAACGCCGGCCATTATTGGCACGACCGCCGCAAGTCTGCCGTTTGCGTATCAGTCAAAGATCAACGCGATTAAATTCGGAATGTGGCCGTGAAGCCGACGCAACGATTCACGAGATTGAGGCAGCAAGCGACGCTCCAAGAGTTCGTCTCGTCTGGCGTGGATGGTCGCGGGCAACCAACCGGATCGTGGAGCGACATAGACACCGTACCAATCCACCTGTCGCCGCTCAACGGCCGAACCGTCGAAGTGGCGAAGCAGCTGTATAGCGCGGCAGAGTTCGAGATTGTGGCACGGTACCGATCGGACATCACGAGAGCGAACAGGCTGGTGGTCGGGTCGCGGACTATGGAAATCGGCTATGTCGAGAATGTGAACGAACGCGGGGGCCTGGTTGCGGCTGTTGTGTCGCGAGGATGTGTGATGGCTGAGACGGTGTCAGTACGAGTGGAAGGGATCGACCAGGCAATTCGGAGCCTGCGGACGATCGACTACAACGCCCGCCGCCGCGTGGCATCCGCCGGCGTACGTGCGGGAAACCGAGTCTTCGTCAAAGCGGCTCGCTCGGCTGCACCGAAACGTACCGGAGTGCTCGCCAAGAGTATCCGAGGCAGCGTCAAGCTGGATCGTTCGGCCGGAACATTACGTGGCACGGTCGCTTCGAAGGCCACACGGGCGCAAAAGAAGAAGGGTCACGATTCGTACTACGCACACATGGTGATCGGCGGGACAAAACCGCACGCGATTCCGAAGTCACGGCGTGGCGTGATCGCGATCGGCAGGAAGGTTTACCGGCGAGTGCAGCATCCGGGCACCCGCCCGAATCCATTCCTTGAACAGGTGGCCACTCGAGAGTTCAACAATGCCGTTCGTGCCTTTGAAAAGGCCTTCGGCGAGAAGCTGGAGAAAGAGATTACCGCCGCGAGGGAATAGGCGTGAGCACCGGCGAAAACCTACGCACATACACGCTTACCGACGCTCCCGTGGTGGCGTTGATCAATTCGAGAATGTACCAAAACACGATCCCGGAAACGGCCGCGCTGCCGTTCGTGTGGTTCATGCGGAGAAGTGTGGAATTCCTTGACGTGCTCGGAGAAGAAGAAGCCACGCCGTGGCGAGAGTTTTTTGATATTGAGTGTGTCGCAGAAACCGTTGATGGGGCCATCGACCTGGCCGACGCCGTGCGGGCCGCACTACAGGCCACGTCGGGCGCTTTTGGCACCGGGACAATCCAATGGTTGAGCGTGCGAGATCACTCCGACGATTACGTGGTACGGAATAACGCCGCGGATGATCGATTGTATGTTTCGTCCCTTGACGTGGAGATAGTGAACCAATGAGTACCGTGGCACGATTCGACGGCGACCTCCGCGTAACCGGCTCGCTGCAGGTCGATGGCAATCTCCCGACCATCACGCGGGCGGACATTTCCCAAAACGCCAACTCGCGGATCAGTGTGCCGATGACGGCGTTCCGTGTGTGGGATTCGATGGGATCGGGTCTTCCCTCGAGCAGCTCGGCCGACGACATCGGGATCGACGGCGGTACGTTCGGGACGAATTCCCCAAAGCTCACGACGGGCGACGTGAAGACGACAACCGTCACACGGTACGGGCGAGTGATGATTCCGCTGCCGGAGAACTATGAAGACGGCGAAACTGTCACGCTACGCCTCCACGCCGGCATGGAGACGACCGTGTCAGACGGTACGGCGACGGTCGACGTCGAGGCGTACAAGAGCGACAGCGAAGCGGGGATCGGAAGCGATCTGTGCAGTACGGCCGCGCAGTCGATCAATTCCCTGACGTTCGCTGACAAGGACTTCACGATCACTCCGACCGGCTTGTCGGCCGGTGACATGTTGGACGTGCGGGTTACGTTGGCTGTTTCGGACACCGCGACCGGGAC